CTCGCTGTCGTCGGAGCATTACCAGCACAAGACCTATGGCCGCATCTATACACCTATCTTTGACATCACAGATTGGGTGTCGATGGACGCAAATGCAGTCGAAGAAACAGAGGACGCGGAGTTGGAAGTCGCCGCTGAACCTGAAGCCGCTGAAGGTGCGCGTCGTCGTCGTCGCGTAGTTTAAGGGGTGCGAAAGCCGGGGCGCGTTGGGGCGCTCCGGCGAGTAGCAGAAGAGTGAGAACTTCTATGAACATATTAGATTTATTTTCCGGCATAGGCGGCTTTAGCCTTGGGCTGGAACGCGCCGGGATGCGGACTGTCGCATTTTGCGAGATAGACCCTCGCGCCCGCGCAGTGCTGCACAAGCATTGGCCCGACGTGCCAGTGTTTACCGACGTATCCACACTATCCAAGGATGATTTAAATGAGCAAATCGACGTTATCGCTGGCGGATTTCCTTGTCAGGACATCAGCACAGCCGGGCTTGGTGCAGGCTTATCGGGAAGCCGTAGCGGCCTCTGGTTCCAATTCCACCGTCTCATTGACGAAATCCGCCCGCGCTACGCCATTATCGAAAACGTCAGTGTCCTTCGCAGTCGCGGATTGGACCAAGTCCTCTGGTCACTCGCTGAGATCGGGTATGATGCGGAATGGCATTGTATTCCCGCTTCAGCCGTTGGCGCTCCTCACCGCAGGGACCGTATCTGGATTGTGGCCTACCCCTCAAGCGAGGGACTATCGCAGCGGGGACAACCCTTTAGGCAAACGTGCGGAGCGGAAGAGGTTACAGGGCTGGTCGATGAACTTAAACGATGCAGTACGAATGTGGCCGACGCCGACGTCGAGAGACTACAAGGGTGTGAGCGGCGCGGGACGCCAAGCGCGCAAGGGGAATCCGGCGGACACATTGCCGAACGCGGTGGCGCAATCCCTATCAGCATCGGAGGTATCTGGACAACTGAACCCGACGTGGGTCGAGTGGCTAATGGGGTTCCCAAGCGGGTGGACAGACTTAAACAGCTAGGCAATGCGGTTGTGCCGCAAATACCCGAACTGATTGGCCGCGCTATCATGGAGTACGAACGTGCCAAAACTTTGGATTGACTTTGAGACGCGCAGCCGGTGCGACCTTCGCAGCCGCGGCGTGTACAACTACGCGCAGGACGCCAGCACCGACGTGCTGTGTATGTCATACGCATTTGATGACGAAGACGTGCGGACGTGGCTTCCCAGTGAGCCTTTCCCGCAGGACGTCCGCGACCACAAGGGGCTGGTATACGCGCACAACGCAGCGTTCGAGCGCCTGATATTCTGGTATGTCCTTCAGGTCGATTTCAAGCTGGAGCAGTTCTATTGCACCGCAGCGCAAGCCCGCGCCAACTGTGCGCCGGGCAGCCTTGAGGATGTGGGCCGCTTCGCTGGCGCCACCATGAAGAAAGACCACCGCGGCAGTCAGCTAATCCGCTTGCTGTCCATCCCGCAGTCCGACGGCGCGTTCCGTGAGGACGCGACGCTGATGCAGGAGATGGTCGATTATTGCGAACAGGACGTGCGTGCCATGCGCGCTATCGCGCAGGCGCAGCGTCCGCTGTCGGCGGAAGAGTTGGCCGACTATCACACCAACGAACGCATCAACGACCGCGGCGTGTTGCTGGATCGGCCATTGGCGCTGGCCGCTGTGCGCTACGCTCAAGAAGAGATGGTCGAGATACAAGACATCGTCGCAGACGTGACGAAGGGTGAGATTAAGTCCGTTCGCAGCCCCAAGATGAAGAAGTGGGTGCTGGACAGGGTGGGACCGCAGGCGCTTGAACTGGCGACCATTTACAAAGACGGCGAAGCCAAGCTATCTATTGACAAGAACGTGCGCGCTAACTTGCTCACGCTGGCGGAGGAGAACCCTGATGAAGTACCGGCGGAAGTTGCGGAGGTTATCCAGTGCGCGGACGATTTGTGGGCATCGTCCGTTGCTAAATTTGAACGCGCCGCGGCGCTCGCTGATGAGGAAGATTTTCGCGTTAGAGGAGCATTTGTATTTGCAGGAGGCAGTGCTACTGGCCGCGCTTCATCATTTGGGCTTCAGGTCCACAACTTCCCAAGAAAGTGCGCCGCCGACCCTGCATTAGTGCGGCACGCTATGGTGCGCGGGCACCAGATCGTGCCTGAGCATGGTCGCCGCGTAACAGACGTGCTGAAAGGTATGCTACGCCCTGCGCTGATGGCGGCCAAAGGCAAGCGGCTGGTCGTCGCCGATTGGGCCGCCATTGAAGCGCGGGTGACGCCGTGGGCGTCCAACAGCATCTTTGGCGCAAACAAGCTGGACATCTTTGCTAAGGGTGAAGACGTTTACAAGCACAACGCTATGGCGACCTTCCATGTCGGCTATGACGAAGTCGATAAAGACCAGCGCCAGATCGGTAAGGTTCAGGAGTTGGCGTGCGGCTTTGCCGGCGGCGTCGGTGCGTTTGCCAGCATGGGCCGCATCTACGGCCTGCTGATGTCGGAGAGCGATGCCAAGCGCATGGTTGACGCATGGCGCAGGGCTAACAAGTGGGCCGTGCCTTACTGGTCTGGCCTTGAAGACACCTATATGCGCGCCATGCGGAACAAGGGGCGTGAGTTCACTGTTGGCCGCGTCACATATTTATTTGACGGACTGCATCTTTGGTATGCGCTTCCGTCTGGACGTGTGTTATGTTATCCTTTCGCCCGTTTCGACGAGGAAGGCAACCTGACCTACGCGAAGGCTTCTTGGAAGCCAGCCGCGGATGCTAAGGAATGGCCAAGGGCGCGGCTATGGCGCGGTCTGGCGTGTGAGAACATCACGCAGGCTGTCGCCAATGACTTGCTGCGCCACGCCTTGCGCCAACTGGACGACGTAGTTTTGCACATCCACGATGAAATAGTCTTGGAAGTGCCAGAAGCAGATGCAGAAGCCGCAGCAGCGCGGCTGGTGCAGACAATGTGTACGCCGCCATCATGGGCAACAGGGCTACCCCTGAACGCTGAAGTGGCTATTATGGATCGTTATGGAAAATAAGGAGCAAGCGATGAGTGAGGATCGCCAGAAATTTATAGACTATATAGTTGGATTGGCCGCTGATACAGTGGGCGAGACGGCGCTATTGTTGCGTCAGAAGCCCGTGCATGACAGCGACGGCAATCTGATATACCACGCAGACGGCGCGCCCAAGGCTACCTTCCCTGCGTTCCTGCCTGAAAAGGCCCGCATCAAGGAAGGCGAGGCTTGGTATATCAACACAGGCTCATTCGTCGTTGACCGTTTCGTAGACGGCAAGCCCGCTGCAAAGTCCAGCAACGTCGAGTTTGTCCTGTTCATGATGCTGGATGACATTGGCACAAAGTCCAAGACGCCGCCGCTTGACCCGACATGGATACTGGAAACCAGTGAAGGTTCGTTCCAGTGGGGCTACGCGTTCAGCGAACAGCCAAACAAAGGCGACTTCTGCGCTGCCATCAAGGCGATTGCGGACGCGGGCTACACTGACCCCGGCGCGACTAATGCTGTCCGCAACTGTCGCATCCCCGGCAGTGTCAACCTGAAGAGCGGGCGGGGTAACTTCCCCGCACGGCTGGTTGAGTTTCACCCAGAGCGCGAATATACGCTGGATCAAATATGCAAGGCGCTGGACGTCACGCCAGCCGAAGGCGACACAGCGGACTATAAAGCGGTAAAGATACGCGACACCGGGCAGGACAACGTCCTGACATGGTTGAGCGACAACAACCTAGTCCTCAGCGCGCCCAATGCCGACGGTTGGTGCGCCATCGTCTGCCCTAACCATGAAGAGCATAGCGACGGCATGATTGAGGCGCGTTACAAGCCGCTGGATAGGTCGTTCTGCTGCTATCACGGGCATTGCCAAGACTTAGACAGTCGCACCTTTCTTGATTGGGTAGCTAACAACGGCGGCCCGAAGGTAACGCCGGGCTTGCGTGACGAACTAATCGCTGAACGTCTGGCGTCAATGTATGAGAAAATCGCGCCTACCGAAGCGTTCCCTGATGAGGCCGCAGCGCGTGTGCGTGAGGTCGAGAAAAAAGAAGCAGGACGGCTGGAACAAAGCGAGTGGTTCGAGCGTTTCGCCTATATACAGTCCGACGATTGCTATTTTGACATGGTGACGCGTCAAGAGATAGCCCGCAACGTCTTTAACGCGTTGTTTCGTCACGTTGATTGCCGCTCCATCCACAAGAAAACGCAGCGCGTGCAGTCGTCCATCTATTTTGACGAGCGGCGGCAAGATCGCGGCGCGCCTGCGCTGTCGGCGGTGACGTTTGCCGCTGGCGATGACGTTCTGGTGACGCGTGACGGGCTGGTCTACGGCAACCGCTGGACAGACGCCCGCCCTGACGTGTCGGGCAGTGACAAGATTGCAGACCATGACGTTGAGCCTTGGCTAGAGCATTGCCGCAATCTGGTGGCGGATGATGTCGAGTTAGACCACATCCTCAACGCCATGGCGTTCAAGATACAGCATCCTAACGTCAAGATTAACCATGCTATCCTGATTGGCGGCGATGAAGGCGCGGGTAAGGACAGCATGTTCCAGCCGTTCCTGTGGGCGCTTGGCGGCAAGCATTGGCGCAACCGGTCAGTCATTGAGGCTGGCGGCTTGGACAGCCAATGGGGTTATGCGCTTGAGGCTGAAGTTGTCATCCTGAACGAGTTAAAAGAGCCAGAGGCACGCGAACGCCGGGCGATGGCTAACAAGCTGAAGCCGCTCATCGCTGCGCCGCCTGAAACGCTGTCGGTCAACCGCAAGGGTATGCACCCTTACGAGTTGGTCAACCGCCTGATGGTGATTGCTTACACGAACGATCCGCTGCCTATCACGCTGCCAACACAGGACAGGCGCTGGTTCTGCGTGTGGACGCGTGCACCGCGTATGACGGTGTCCGCGGCTAAGGCGCTGTGGGGCTGGTATGAGAATGGCGGTTATGAAAAGTGCGCCGCTTGGCTGCATCAACGCGACGTGTCGGCGTTCAACCCTGCCGCTGCGCCGCCAGTGACCGAATGGAAGTTGAACATGGTCGAGCATGGCATGAGCGTCGCGGAAAGCTATCTTGTGGACATGATGCGGACGCGGTCGGGCGTGTTCTCTGACGGTGTCATCGGCGGGCCGTTCCATCGCATCTGTGACGCGCTGGCGGTCAACGTCCCTGCCGGTGTGAAGATACCGCAGGCGGCGCTCCTACACGCGCTAAAAGAAGCTGGCTGGATTGACATGGGGCGGATTGGTTCGACTGAATTGCCGACCAAGAAACACATTTTTGTTGCGCCTGATCTCGTTAAGAAGCACAGCAAATCAGAATTGCGCCGCATGGCGGAAGACTTGCCTAAGTCGAGCATCATGCCGTCGATAGGCAAGAATTGACAACCATTTGGTTGCAATGATATATGGATAAGGTTGGCAATGCTCCGCTGACCTTTTTAAGCCCCCGGTGTCCTCACTCCGCCGGGGGCTTTTTATTGTCTGCTTTCGCCGCCCTTTTTAACTTATGGTATCGGCCTTCTACGGACGCAATCGTCAACCCCATCTGTTCCGCCATGTAGGCTGGCCGTAAATCATGATCATAATAACTCATCAACTCTGCGTCCATTTCAGGCGTCCACACGCGCCTAGTCCGTTTTACTATTGGCATTTTATTCGTCCTTCTCCCGTATCTCCAGCCCACGGGCCTCCAGTGCGGCGCGGAGGTCTTCGGCATTTACCAACGACGCGCCGTATGTATCGGCCAGCGCCTCCGCCAGCAGGTCAGGCTTGGGGATGATGAAGCGGTGCATGTGCCCGTTAATTACTCCCTGTGACAACATATCCCCTAAAAATCGATCCAGCAGCGCAGATACCTCATCGCTCACCTCTTGCTTAAATGCTTCGTGCGCTTCGATGGCGCGGCATAGTGCTTCGTCCATGATAAGTCTGCGCATGATATGGGGTGTAAGTTCGTCCTCACCTCTTTCGCGCTCAATCTCATTCACCAGCGCCAAGGCTTTTTCTGAAATTTCTGTCATTTGCTTTCCTTTAGTGCTGCGTGGGCTGCAAGGAACAGGCGCGCTTGACGTCGGTACTGATGCCACGCTGGGCCAAAGCAACCGACAGCGTAGCCGTTCCACTCGCTCCGCCTCTCTGCGAAATCGTTGGGGCCGCCTGATGCATTGGCTTCGGGGTTAACTCCGTCGGCCTCGCACATGGCCCGCGCCAGCTTCTCGATTTCTTCGTCCATCACAGCGACCTCCCAATCTCGATACCCTTGCGGATGCCTTGCTCGACGAGGCGCATCCAGACCGTGTCATCCCATGCGCCGGACATATATTGCACATGTTCGTTACCATCACCCTTAAATGCTTGCGCGGCGCAGATTTCCCGTGCGGTGTGTGTGATTTCTTCGTCTGTCATTTGCATCACTCCTTCAATGCTTTTTCAGCGTCTTCGATCAATTCAATGGGCGGCCATCGCAGGTAAGACACATGGTCTTTGCCTATCACGCCAAGAAACTCCAGATATTCCATCAGGCGGTAGGCTAAGGTTTCCCCTGCGCGTTCGATATATCGTTCGGGTAGGGCGAGTTCGTCATCCTCATCATCGTCGTCATAGTAAGTCATGCTGCTAATTTCCTTTCGCATGGGTTGCATATTTCGCCTGTCGTGCGTCTGAACAGGCGGCAGCGCGGGCATTTGTCGCCATTGGCGGGGAACCACATCGCAGCAACGCGCGGCAGTTCAAGGTCGGGGCGCTCGGCTTCATGCGCTGCTGGCGGAAACTTGTCACCCATGACGATGCACACGCCTTCAATGCCGCTGGTCTTGCACATTGCAGCCATGTCGGAATTGCGGGCGAACAGCCCTGCCGTTGTCGGGTCGTCGGTATACAGCATGATGCTGCTGTCCTCTTGCTCCGTCACACGCCCAAGGCGGCGCTGTTCTTCGCCAGCCAACAGCGCAGCGCGTCTGGCTAGGCGCATGACTGCGCCCCACTCGCCTATATTGGTCATTTGCTCACATCCATCTAGTTATGAAGGTTACGCCACCCACAGTGCGGCACTTGAACGCTTTGCCGTGACGGATGCCGTATTGGCTCACGTTGCGGCTGGTGCGCTTGGCATCACCCTTCTTGGTGGCTGGCATGGTGGCGCTCTCGCCGACTTCCAGCGTCCCTATGGGGTAGGTCATTGGTCTAGGCATTATTATTCCCTTTGCTGAATACAACTAATGCGGACGGGAAGGGCGCGCTGTTCTTGGCATCGCCAAACTTGAGCCGTCCGCGGATAAATTCGATCTGGCCTTTCATGGCGTAGTCATGCCACCAACGGGTGTCAGTGCGTGACGGGACAAGGCAAACAACTGTCGCGCCTGTCAGGTGGCTTTCGTATGCTTTACGCATCCATAGGCTTATTGTGCGACCGTAGGGCGGGTTCATCCAACAGACGCCATGCCAAGGCTGCGCCAGCCCATCGTCAGCTTCGGTAAAGTAACGCGCGCATTTGGCGTTGTCGGCTGTCGCGCAAACGTCGAGCGTGAAGCCGTGAATTGCGTTCTGCTTGTCAAAAAAGTCCTGTGGCGTTGACCATAGGTCAGTCGCACTTGAGAAGTGGACGCTCACTTGCTTTGTTCCTTTTCACGCATCGCGCGGCGTTCGGCAAAGGTCTTGCCATCCAGCCCGCGCAGCGGCCATGCGCTGTCGGATGAAACGCGATGTTTGCGGCCCATAGGGGCGGCTTGTTGTGGTTTAATCATGTCTTGTCCTTTAGATTTCTATTTGCGTTGCTGGCTTGGGTTTGCGGTCGTTCAGTCTGTCCAGCCAATAGGCTTGCTCAGGGCCGAACGTCCGCGCTGCATGGTATTTGAACAGCGCCAAAGCCAGCGGGTCGTGTCCTGCGCTCTTGTGCGTCACAATCAGCGGCGATGGTATCATCGGCGCTAGGTCAGTGCGGCGCGGGCGCTCTCGGCCCTTGCGCGATAGCACCCAGTCGATGTCTTTGAGTGTCAGGCGCATATCGAATTCGCGGTTTACATGGTGCATTACCGCTGTCTTGTCGGTTATGTAGGTGCACAGGTGATGGATGCGTTTGCGGACGGCATAGTCTATCATGCGCGCTTGTCCTTTTTGCGATATTTGCCTGTTAGCGGATCGCGCAGGATGCCGTTGCGCTTCCAGAATAGCAATTCGGCACTGTCGCGTGTCCATGCGGCTTGCCATTTGTCGCCGCGCTTGACGGCTTCCCATAGCAGAAAGGCGGTGAACAGTTGCGCGGCTAACATTAGCGCGATGATGATTTGATATTGTGTCATTGGTCAGTCCTCTAATAATAAGGTCAATAGGAATAGGGCGGCTCCAGCTAGAACCGCAATCATTGGGCCATATCATCCCGCAGCGCGTTATTCTCGGCCACTAGGCGGTCGTATAGTATCTGCAATTCCTCTAGTTGCTCTTGGGCGTCCGATAGTTCGCCAAGGCGGTCAGCCAACACAATGGCTAGTTCGTCCATGCTGTCGCGGCCTTCATTGATTAGGCCGTGGTCGTCCAACATACGGAAATAATTGCGGTCGTATTTCATTTTATGCTTCCCTCACTGTTTTAATGATTGCGTAGATTGATAGGGCAAGGACGCCCCAAAAGAATGTGATGATTGCTATGTGGGCGATCATGCTGCGTCTACCGTTGCGTTGAAGTGCTGCAACCATTGCAGCGCGGTATAGATAACAACGCCGGGCATCTCGCTGTTGGCGATTGTCTCCACATAGTCGCGGCTCCAAGTCTCAATGACAGGCTGGCCATTGTCGGCGATTATCCAACTATTGCAGCGGTCGCATAATGCGGGGATGTTGATCATGCTACTGCACTCCTAAATGCGTCTATAACGTCTGCGCCGTTGCCAAGCGTAAACACTTGAACCCGACAATCGGTGCACCCGTGAATGTCTGTTAGTTGCGCGATAACCCGTTGCGCTTGTTCCATGCTGGTAAGGCCAGCGGTTTCGGACACTAGCAAAGTTTCGTCGTCGCTATGCGGCGGCTTACCCCAAATGATATATTCTTTGTTCATGGTGTCTCACTCCATTGCGTTGTTGATACCCTCTTATGTGCCCTCTTTCGCATAGTGTCAACAACAAATTGTGTTGCACTAAAAAAAGATTTAACGGCGAAAATGCTATTTTTAGGCCAGTTAGAGGGTAGCCTAACTTTTACGCGTAAATAGGCGCACAAAAATGCACCTAATTTAGTTGGGCGATCAAGTTCGGCGGAATAGTCATTTGTTAGGCTATGGTTTCACCCGAAATAGCCTAGGAAAAAGTGACGGATTACAGCGCGTCTTGGAGAGAGTTAGGCGATCTAGGCTATTGGATAGATAGTCACTTGAAGATATTAAAATTTATAACCTATATGGTTAACGTTATATTTCTGGCGATTGAAAGAGGATAGCCTAGATAGCCTAGATGACCTAGACTTTACGTTAACGTAAAGCAGTCATGACTCACGCAATCGGTCATGACCTACGCAGTCATGACGTCATGACCTACGCAGTCATGACTTGCGATCGCATAACCTAAACCGCCCATGCAATATGTTGCACTGCAGCATAGCCAGCCAGCCGATATGTTTTTCTCTAAGCTTGACGTTGACGTAAAGGGAAAGGCCAACCCAAAATCTAGCGCATAGAACAGAACGAGAACGCTGACTGACTGGAGGGGGGAGGGGTGGGGCCTTGGGCCGCGTGACTGTCACGGGCACCGTCCGCAAACAATTTTTATTTTTTTTAAAATCTCACTGCACCAAAGCCTGTTGCATACGCACGGCAACTAGATTATTGTGCGCTCAATGACTTTCTACTCACTGCCATTTACACCAGAGCGGACGCAAGCCACCGAGGCGCGGCTGGAGGCAATCTATGAAGCAGCCCGTTGCGGACTAAAAGGTGACAGCCTTGCTATGGCCGCCGGTCTAACCCCGCGGCAGTTCCGCGTGCTGGCCGACGCTGATCCGCTGGTTGAGATGGCTGAAGTCAAAGGACGCGCTGACGGCGAATACACTGCGGCTAAGACCATGTACGAAGCGGCGCGCGATGGCGACAGCAAGGCTGCGCTGGAAATACTCAAGCATCAGCACGGCTGGGTAGCCAAGCAGCAGATCGACGTGAACATCGACCAGCAGATTAGCATTACAGGCGCGCTCGAAAAGGCACAGCAGCGCGTCATCGAAGGGACGTATCTTGAGATACCCCAGCTAGAGGATAACACACCAAATGCAGGCGCCAATATACTCAGCCCAAGAAGAGATGGAATTGATGTCGCGGCTGTGGTCGCCGGGGATCAAGGATGATCCGTTAGCTTTTGTACTGCTGACATTTCCGTGGGGCGAAAAAGGTACGCCGCTGGAGCATTTTCAAGGACCGCGTAAATGGCAACGCGAAGTGCTGGGCGACTTGCGGGACCACATCAAGCAGAACAACGGCAAGATAGATTATGACACCCTGCGTTTGGCGATTGCGTCAGGCCGCGGGATCGGCAAGTCGGCGCTGGTGTCATGGCTGACGATATGGATGCTATCGACCCGCATCGGTTCGACCACCATCGTGTCGGCAAACTCTGAAGCGCAGTTGCGGTCAGTCACATGGGCAGAAATTACCAAGTGGCTGGCGATGTCGCTCAACAGTCACTGGTTCGAGATAGCCGCCACACGCATCATGCCCGCCAAGTGGCTGACCGAACTGGTCGAGCGCGACCTCAAAAAAGGCACGCGCTACTGGTCAGTCGAGGGCCGGCTGTGGTCCGAAGAGAACCCTGACGCCTACGCAGGTGTCCACAACTTCGACGGCGTGCTGCTGATCTTCGACGAAGCCAGCGGTATCCCCGACAGCATTTGGTCCGTATCGGACGGTTTCTTTACGGAGAACACGCCGCACCGCTTTCATGTTGCCTTCTCCAACCCGCGACGTAACACAGGCTATTTCTACGAGACGTTCCACAGCAAGCGGGCGTTCTGGCAGACGCGCAACATCGACGCGCGCGAAGTCGAGGGTACAGATAAAAACCTGTATCAACGCATCATCGACGAATATGGGTCTGACAGCTACCAAGCGCACGTCGAAGTCTTCGGTAAGTTCCCCAGTGAGGGTGACGACCAGTTTATCGGCGTCAGTCTGGTAGACGACGCAATGGCACGGCCAAAGTATAAGGATGAAACGGCGCCCATCGCTATAGGTGTTGACCCTGCGCGGTTTGGTGCTGATGCTACCGTCATAGCTGTGCGGCAGGGCCGCGACCTCATCGCCATCAAGCGGCTAAAAGGCGCTGACACTATGGAAGTGGTCGGCCATGTCATCGAAGCTATAGAAGAATATAAGCCTGCGCTGGTCGTCATCGACGAAGGTGGGCTGGGCGCGGGCATCGTAGACCGGTTGAAAGAGCAACGGTACAAGATACGCGGCGTGAACTTTGGCAATAAAGCCATGAAGCAGATGATGTACGGCAACAAGCGCGCCGAAATGTGGGGCGCCATGCGCGACTGGCTGAAAACGGCGCATATACCCAACGATAGGTTCCTGAAAACCGACCTAATCAGCCCTAAAGTAAAGCCCGACAGCAAGGGTACGATCTTCCTCGAAAGCAAGAAGGACATGAAGTCGCGCGGGCTGGCCTCACCAGACGCTGCGGACGCCATCGCAGTGACTTTTGCATTTCCTATCGCACACCGCGAAGCACGCGTTGACAAGCGACGCA